GCCCAGATCGGCGCGGCAGTCGGGCGTGTAGGGCTCGATCAGCCGCTGTGCGAGCACCTGAGACATGCCGCGCAGCTCGGTGCGCCACTGGCCCTCGCTTGACAGCATGACTTCGCCCAGCCAGCCGCGGCGCAGCCGGAGGGTGCCCTGCGACGGGTCCTGCCAGTTGACCACGAAGATCCGCACCTCGGCCCCGTCATAGAGCCCCGCGCGCAGCGCGTCCGCCTCGAGCCCGGCGTCGTCGAGCACGCCCTCGAGATCGACATTGCCGACCGCGAGCCCGGCCTCGGAGGCCACGGCAGTGCGCGAATAGCCTGCGCGGGCGCGATAGGTCTCGCCGTCGACCGCAAGATCGCCATCGTGATCGGTCGCGCGAAACACCACCCCGTCACGGCGCGCCAGCCGCCAGCAGGTGGCCAATGTGAGCACATCGCCCTCGAGATGCGCGGCCAGCTCTGGTGACACCGCCTTCATTCGCGGATCTCCACCACGGTGATCCGGCCCCATTGCTGCATCTCGAAGGTCTCGACGGTGAGATCGGCGGCATCGGTGTCGAACCGCGCGGGGACGTCGAACTCGAAATCCGCGGTGACCGCGACGTTCGGATCCGGCGGTGTCGAAAAGGTGATGAGGCCGGTGGTGTGATCGACGGACACCCCGGCGGTGACTTCGACGCCATCGCGATAAACCGTGATCGTGCCGCTGACCGGGCGCGTGATCCGGCGTTCGTGAATGACCCCGCCGCTGTCATAGCGCCGGACCAGCTGGAACTCCGTGCGCTCCCCGTCACCCAGCCCGAGCAGCTGTCCCACCGACCGGAAGTCGGTCCAGTCCCGGAAGCGAAACCCGTGCGCACGGCCGCGCCGGGCGTAGAAGAAGGCGAGGAATGCCGCCACGTCCGCGCGCGAGCGGATGCCCGTGGAGACGTTCCATTCGCCCCGCGAGCGCTGCCATTGCGCCACGCGCTGCTCCCGGCCGCTCTGCGTGGCGGTGATCGCCGTCAGGAACCGCGGCCCGCCGCTGGCGCCATAGGCGATGGCGGACGGAAACTGCACATCGTGAAAGTCGGTCATCGGGTCTCCTATTGGTTGCGCCTGGCGATTGCTGCTAGCGATTGCGCCGCGCACGGGCGATGGCGCGGCTCATCTCGGCGGTGATCTGGCCCTGCGAACGCCGGAAGCTGTCGGCATCGGGCGTGGAGATGCTCATGTTGACGGTGACGCCGCCGTCACGGCCGTTGCCACCACCGCGCTGTCCCTCGGCCACCTCGCGGCGCGACAGCACCCGCTCGCCGCGCTGCAGGATCGCCGGGACCTCGTCGGGCCGCAGGCCCGCAATGCCAGAACTGCGTTGAAGCCCGACCATGCCACCCGCATGCAGTCGGGGTGCCCCGGCAAAGGCCATGGCCGGCACCTGCCGCTGCGGCAGTGCCGAGACACCGATCACGCCGCCCGAATGCGCCACTGCGGCGGTTAGGCTGCCGCCCAGACCGCCCCCGATTCCTCCGAGCGCGCCGCCCAGCCAGTTGGCGAGCGGGCCGAGCACCGCCGTACGCAGCGCGATGCGGGTGATGTCCTCGAGGATCGAATTGGCGAGGTCGCGGAAATCCACCTTGCCCTTCGTGACCAGCGTCAGAAGCGCGTCCTCGGCCCCGCGAAACGCGCTGACCAGCGCCTCGCCGATCTGCCGGCCGGTCTCCATCGCGCTGTCGGCATAGCCTTGCAGGCTTTCCGTGACGGCATCCCAGCCCCGCGCCGCCGTCTCGCCCGCCGCCGCGATCGCGTTGCCCGCTTCCGTGGCCGCGTTGGACGCGCGCCCCGCGGCGCCTCCGCTGCCGGAACCGGTGCCTGATGTCCCATCCTCCCCGCCGGAGACCCCGTCGAAGGCGTCCCCGATCCCGGCCACGGCGTCCACTGACGCATCCGCCGCCTCCGAGGTCCGGGCCAGCTCCTCACGGATCGCGTCGACCGACTCCAGCGGCCCTGTTGCCGCCCCACGCAGTTCCTCGGCCACGCCGCGCAGCGCGTCCTGCGTGGCGCGGGCGTCCGCGGCATAGGCCCCCAGCCCGAGATCGGGGACTTGGTACTCTCGTTCGAAGGCCTGCGTGAAGGCCTCCGCCGCACGGCCGCCGGCATCACGCGCCGCGCCCGCGAACCGGGCCTCAAAACCGCCAAGGCTGACATCCTCGAGCGCCCCGATGCGCAGCCCGCCATCGCCCACCGCCCATGACGGCAATGCGGCGAGCACCGTGTTGATCCCGGCGATGAAGCGGTTCACGCGCCCGATCACCGCGTTCAGCATCCGCTCCACGCCGCGCACCATGGCATTGGCCGCCCCGGTCACGACCTCGCCCAGCACGGCCGGCAGATCGGACCAGATCGTCTGCGTGGCCGCGAACGCCCCGCGCCAGGTGTTGATTATGAGCGACGCCCCGCGCGCGACCGCATCGAGACTGGCCTGCACGCCGTCTGCCACGCTGGCGCGGATCCCGGCCCATGCTGCCGCCACCGTCGCCCCGAGCGCCTGTGCGCCGGTGCCCATCCGCTCCCAGACCTCCGCGGCCACGCCGCGCAACAGATCGAGGGCCTCGGAGAAGCTCCCTGCCGCTGCAACCAGCCGGCCAAAGCGCAGGATCAGCTCCTGCGCGCCGATCACCAGCGCCACAAAGGGCAGCCGTATGAGCGCCCCGCGCAGCAGCGCCAGCGCCGTGGCCAGCCCGCGCACGCTGACAGCTGCAACCGCCATTCCCGCCACGAAGCGCCCGGCAACCAGCCCGGCAACCGCCGCGAGCGTCGCCGCCAGCCGGTCGAGATTGCCCAGAACAAGCTCTATGGCACGGCCCACGGGCCCGCTGCGTTCGGCGAGTGCGGCCATCGCGTCGGCCACCGCCTCGAGCGCCGGGGCCGCGGCGACCGCCAGCTGATTGGCCAGCCCGCGCCAGATCAGCCCCAGCCGTGAGATCGCATCGTTGGTCCGTTCGATCTGGGCCGCATCCTGCGCGGAAACCACGACCCCGAAGGCGCGCACGTCTTTCGTCGCCTGGCGCAGTGTGGCGCTGTCGATCCGGCCCATGGCGATGGAGCCTTCCTCGCCGAAGAGCTGGCCCGCCACCGCGGCGCGCTCGGCCGCCGGCACGAACTCCTCGATGGCGGCGTTGATCGCCCCAACACGCTCGTCCAGCGGCAGGGCGATCAGCTCGGTGGCCGACAGACCCAGCCGGTCCAGCGCGTCGGCGGCGGGGCCGGTCCCGGAAGCGGCCTGGCTGAGACGGCGTGTCAGATCCTTGGTGGCCTGCTCGATGCCCGACATCGACACGCCCGCCAGCTCGCCCGCGCGCTCCAGCGTCTGGATCGAGGCGACCGTGGTGCCCAGCGACTGCGCCAGCTTGGCCTGGCTGTCCACGATCTGCAGCCCGCTGCGGATCATCGCCGTGGCCGCAGCACCCACGGCCGCAGCACCGGCCGCGGCGGCAATCCGCAGCCGGCGAAAGAACCGGTCGGCGCGCGCATTGGCGGCTTCCATCTCCGAGCCCAGACGCTGGAACGCGGTGGCGCCGTCGGTGCCGATCCCCCTGAGCTCGGCGCGCACCTGTCGGCCGCCCTCGGCGGCGAGCCGCACCGTGACCTGTTTTGATGCGCTGCTCATTGAGGCCCTCGATCAATCTAACTTTTACGGGTTTGTGCTTTTACTGCGCGGGTGATCACGGCGTGTGCCTCTAGTGCGGGCGTTGAGCCCGGATCTGCGCATTCACCGCGCGCACCATCGCCGCCTCGATCACCGGCAGAAGCTCGACCGCCGCCCGTGGGTCGAGCCCGCCGGCTGTGGCCATGGCCAGCACCGCACCCATGTCCCAGCCGAGCACCGCGCCCTCGGCAACCCGCAGCTGGCCCGTGGCCCGGCAGGCGATATCCCAGGCCAGCGCGCCCTCGCGCGTCAGCGGCGCGTTTTGCCGCGCCGGGCAGGCTTCGCAGATTTGGATGCAGTTTTTGCAGTATTGCGCGCCCCCGCCGAAGTGCCACTCGGCAAGGGCGCTGAGGCGTTTTTTTCCTGCTCCAGATGCAGGCCCGGGGCCACGTAGCGCAGCTGGAACGCCTCAAAGATCGGCACGATCTCCAGCAGCGCGTCGAGGCCTTCGGGGGTGAGTTCGGCCGGCGCGTCGTCGGCGTCATGCACGCCGGCCCAGTCATCGACGGCCACACGCGCCAGTGCCTTCGCCAGCGCAATGCCGCGCCTGTTCGCGCTGGCTTCTTCCGGCAGATCCGCGAGGATTGGCTCTTCGCGGGCCCGGTTCATCAGCGAGGTGGTTATGGGCGCCACGCGCAGCTGCACGCCGTGCCCGAGATCGAGCCAGTCGGGGGTCGCGTTCAGGTCGAGACGGATCATCAGGTCTCTCCATGGGTTGGCACATCATTCAGAAGCGCGACCTCAAGCATCACGCCCGTCGCATCTGCGGCGGCGCGCCAGTCGAAGCTCGCCTCGACCCCGGCGGGGCCGGTGATCGAATACTTCGGCTTGGGCAGGTAGACCCGCGGCAGGGTGAAGGTCAGCCCGTAGCCCTCGGCCATCGCGAAGCCGTAGACCAGCGCGACCGGATCGCCG